GGTAATCCCATGAACGAAAAAGAGATTGTCACCGCTGCCATGAAAACCCTCGGTTGGAACCAGACCCAGCTTGCCGAAGCAGTTGGCTACAAAACACAATCCGCAGTTAGTAGCCGCCTGACCGGAAACAGCATGAGGGTAGATACCTTCGTAAAAATGCTCTCTGCTATGGGTTATGAGGTTGTGGTCAAAAGCACTTCCCCGCAGAAAAACAAGAACCAGTGGACGATTTCGTATGATTGAGGTAGTCTCAGTTTGAGACCCCAAGTGGAAAACCAGTTCAAATCAATTTGATTTGGACTAAGAAAGGAGTTCGAGATGAATAATACTCTATCTATCAATTTCACATTCAACGAATCACAGGTCAGAACCCTTAGTGAAGGAGAAGTTATTTGGTTTGTCGCCAAAGATGTAGCCACTATTCTCGGTCACGCAAATCCCGAAAGAGCTATCCGCAAATATGTCGATGAGGAAGATCGAGGGGTGACCGAATTGGTCACCCCCGGAGGAATACAGAATGTTACCATCATTAGCGAATACGGTGTCTATTCTCTCATTCTGTCAAGCCATACCGAAGAAGCTAAAAAGTTCAAACATTGGGTCACTCATGAGGTGCTTCCCTCTATTCGCAAACAGGGTTTCTATTCCGTTCTTCCCGATCAGGAGCTTATCGACCTTCTTGTGAAGCGCCAGAGCGAGAACCCGACCTTCCTTCGAGAAGCAGCCGTTGACTTAAAGTCTAAGAAAGCTCTGGAACAGCTTGCTCAAGACGCACAGCTTAGAGAATTGTGGAAACAGAGAGCTGAACTCCCTCTCGGTGAGTATAAGAGCAGACTCGATGTTATTTGCAATGGCAACTTCACCCTTCTCAACAAGGAAACCAAGAAATACGAGAAATGGTACACCGCTTTTAAGGCTCGGAAAGTAGATTATAGCTTGTAAGCTATTAGAGTGTATAAACTCTCTATATATGCGCGTACTAAGAGAAAGTTATATAACTCAATAGCTCGTAAGCTATTATGGAAAGGAGAACGACATGACAGTAAAAGAAATCGTCTATCTGCTGTCTACGAAGCAGGGATTGACCCAAGATGACTTAGCCAATAAAATAGGCTATACCAATCAAGGGAGTGTCGCTCGTCCTCTTTCCCGTAATAGTGGAATGACCATGCAAGTTGGCACACTCATTCGCTGGTTGGAGGCTTTGGACGCTCAAATCGTCATTGAACCTCTTGACGGTGATGACGGGTATGTTTTGGACGGGGAGAAAGAGTTATGAGATGGGGATATGGTCGAGTCAGTTCTAAAGGACAACGGCTCTATGGTATGTCGCTTGAAGACCAACTTGAAAGGCTGCTGGCTCAGGGTATCGCCCAAGAGAATATTCTACTGGACACCTACACTGGCACGAAGATCGACAGGCCGAAGTTCAATGAAGTCCTCTCTAAGCTGAAACCCGGTGATGAATTAGTGGTGTGCAAGCTCGACCGCTTTGCCCGTACTGCTCCCGAAGGAGCTATGTTGGTTCGTGACTTGGTGGAACGAGGTATCAAGGTCAACATTCTCAACATGGGCGTTGCGGACAATACCCCGATGGGAAAAGTCATGGTCACAGTCATGCTTGCGTTTGCCGAGTACGAGCGAGATATGATCGTTGAAAGAACCAGTATGGGTAAGGCCATGAAGCGTGAACATGACCCCGATTGGCGGGAAGGTCGTAAATTAAAAGAAATTGATAACGAGCAGTTTGAAAAACTCGCTCAAAAACAAAAAGACGGTCTTATTACCGTAGCGGACTGCTGCCGGGAGCTCGGCATTAGTCGGTCTACATGGTATGACCGGTCGAGAAAGGTTGGTTGATAATGGCGTACTATCAGTTTTCATTACCCATGACTACCAGCGAAAGCTATCAGCTTATCAAGACAGTCTGTGAACGGTCTTGCACCATCAAACAGGACTGTCCGAATGAGAGCATTGAGGTACGAACAAGGTTCCGCATGGGGAAAGGTTCTCTCCCGTTTGTGTTTTATCTGAGGGAACTGGAAGACGGAACTGAAATCATGGTCAGTTCTGATAACGCAACGCTCACGGGAGCTTTGGTGGCGATGAACGGAAATAAGCCGGAAAGCGTTTGGGATTTGCCGGACAAAGAATGGAGTGATCTCATTGAGGATTTCCGAAAGGAATATCCCGCCTTCCCCTTGCAAGCTGGAAAGCCTGTTCCGGTCGCTGCTGAGCCTTGTGATGATGGCATGGGGCAGGAATCAGTCAGCCGGGGCAAAAATGTATCTCTCGGCAGAGCGGCGGTTGGTGGTCTGATGTTTGGTAGCGCCGGTGCCGTGGTGGGTGGTTTGAGTGGCACAAAGAAGACCATGAGTCAATCCAGAAACATCTTCTCTGCTACTGTTCTTTTCCGAGTGCTTTATAGCAATGGAAGATTGATTGAAAGAACGGTTAAGAAAAACAGCCGGGAGTTTGCCGAGCTGATGGCAAAATCCAGATAATTGGCTTCTGCAAGGGCAGGAGTGACAGCCATAACGGGCTATCTGTGTAGAAATACACGGGTAGCTCGTTTTTTTGTTGGAAAGGAAATGCACATGAATTATGAAAAACTCTCCGGCTCTATCCGAGCCGTGATCGACCGCCGACCGGGAGATGACGGAGCGTACAGCGACCTCTTTTCTCTATGCCGGGAGTGGGAAACCGAGGATTTCTCGGCGGCACATAAGGTAAACAAGGAGCTGCTGGCACTCTCCGCCGATCAGGTAATCCGTGGCGGCGGGGCGAAGTTCTATGAACAGTGGCGGCGGTGTCTTCTTTTTGAAGCACCCCATGATTTTGACTCCTTCATGACCTATATCGAGCTTGACCGCAAGCCGGAAAAGCGGTTCTACGCCCCCCGTAAGCATTATCTCAGACCGATGGTGCAGGGGTTTCAAGATGTTTTGGACGGGAAGCTGCGTCTTTTGACGATCTCCATGCCGAAACGAGCGGGAAAGTCTCAAACGGGTATCAATTTTGTGAATATGCTCTCCGGCAAGTTTCCTGACCGCTCGACCCTGATGGAAGGGACAGGCGATGACCTTGTAAAGAGCTTCTACAATGGTTGTCTGGAATACCTGACAGTCCCCAACGAGTACCTGTTCTACGATGTATTCCCGGACGCACGGCTGGTACAGACCAATGCCGACACGAAGACGGTGAACCTGAAAAGCAAGTCCCGTTTCCCCACCATCATGTGTCGTTCCATTGACGCTCGACAGGTGGGCTTGTCCGAAGCCACCAATGTCCTCTACCTTGATGACTGTGTGGAAGGTCGTGAGGAAGCCAAAAACCGCCAGCGGCTTGATGATAAGTGGGAAGTGATCTCCGGCGATATTATGGGTCGTGCCATTGAAGGTACGCCGATGGTCTTTACCGGCACTCGCTATTCCCTGTATGACCCCATCGGTCGTGTGCAGGAACACGCACAGCGGGAGGGTTGGGCTTGGAGAGCGATTGAGATACCCGCCCTCGATCTCGTGACGGACGAGAGCAATTATGAGTATGAGCGGGAGGGCAAGAAGGTCTTTACCACCGCCTACTTCCGGGAGCAGCGGGAGCTTCTGAGCGCAGAGCAGTTTGAGAGCGAGTTCCAGCAACAGCCCTTTGAAGCGAAGGGTCTGCTGTTCAACAAGGACGAGCTGAACTATTTCTTTGAGCTGCCGAAAGACCGTGACCCGGACACTATCATCGCCGTTGGCGATACGGCGGAAAGTGGCTCTGACTCGACCTCTATGCCGGTGGCGATGATATACGGCAATGCTGTGTATATCGTTGATGTGGTCTTCGATGACTCCCCCGCTGAGGTGACGAAGCCGGAATGTGCCAAGTGCCTGATCGAGAACAAGGTGGCTTCCGCTGTCTTTGAGTCCAACAACGCCGGTCAGTATTATGCCAGAGATGTTGACCAGATTATTCGAGATCGAGGGTACTCCGTGGGTATCCGCACGAAGCGCACGATCTCCAACAAGCAGACCCGTATTGAGTTCGCTTCCGACAACATCAAAAAGAACTTCTACTTCAAGCACCCCTCCACCTACAAGCGGGGCAGTCAGTATTGGAACTTCATGAAGGAAGTGACCACCTACACCCGCTCCGGCAAGGTTCCACACGATGACGCTCCTGACTCCCTCTCCCTATTGGAGAACGAAATCCGTATGCTGTCCGGGGGCAAGGTGGAGGTCTTCAAGCGTCCCTACTGAAAGGTTGGTTTTGACAAATACTGTGGCGAATGGTATGATAAAAGGTTAGTATTGACAACCATTGGAGAGTTTGGTACAATGATAAGAGAGATAATAGGTAGAGGGAAGGAGGTGCTGTAAGTGGGTGCGAGAGCGTTGTTTGGTCGCCGTGTGATCTATACCGATGTTGCCGAAATCAATGCCGGGAACATCATTGATGTTCTGCAAAAGGCTTTGTTCGTCCATCTGCAAAACAGCGCCGACATTGACTATCTCTATCGGTACTATCGTGGAGATCAGCCCGTGCTTTACCGGGAAAAGGAAGTACGGCCTGAAATCTGCAACAAGGTCGTTGAAAACCGAGCCAATGAGATCGTGTCCTTCAAGGTCGGCTATCTGATGGGCGAACCCGTTCAGTATGTGAGCCGAAGCGATGACGAGAGCATTTCCGCTGAGGTCAGCCGCTTGAACGATTATGTTCTTAGTGAGGATAAGCCTGCCAAGGACAAGGAACTGGCGGACTGGTCGCACATTGGTGGTACTTCCTATCGTATGGTGCTTCCTGATGGGGAAGCTGATGTAGAGGAAGACGAAGCTCCTTTCGAGATTTTCACCCTTGACCCCCGCTTCGCTTTTGTGGTCTACTCCACCGCCCTCGGCAACCCTGCCATGATGGGCGTAAAGTATGTGAAGGACGAGAACGGAAACCTGATTTTCAGTTGCTACACCCGTGACCACTACTACGAAGTGGAGAATACTTGGGCGATCATTCGGAGTGAACCTCAGATTTTGGGTATTCCCATCATTGAGTACCCGGCGAATAAGGCTCGGCTGGGAGCCTTTGAGATCGTCCTTCCCTTGCTGGACGCTATCAATACGGTGGACAGCAACCGTCTTGATGGTGTGGAGCAGTTCGTACAGGCGCTCATGCTGTTTCACAATGTTGATATTAACACTGAGGATTTTCACCAGCTTCGTGACGAGGGTGCTATCAAGTACAAGGACATTGACCCGCAGTTCAAGGCGGAGATCGAGTATTTGACCTCGGAAATGAACCAGACACAGACACAGACCCTCGTGGACAGTATGTATAACACCGTCCTGACGATCTGTGGTATGCCGAACCGCAACGGTGGTTCTTCCACCAGCGATACCGGCTCTGCGGTCATCATGCGTGATGGCTGGTCGGCGGCGGAAGCCAGAGCCAAGGACTCCGAGCTAATGTTCAAGCAGTCTGAGAAGGATTTCTTGAAGTTGGTTCTGCGTATCTGCCGTGACCTGAGCGACCTGACACTGAAACTCAGCGGTCTGGAAATCCGCTTTACCCGCAGAAATTACGAGAATATCACGGAAAAGGCAAATGTGCTGACTGCCATGCTTGCCAATCCGAAGATCGCCCCGGTTCTGGCCTTTACTCATTGTGGTTTGTTCTCTGACCCGCAGCTTGCCTACCGTATGAGTATGGATTACGCTGAGGAACAGGAGAAAAAGGCCGCTGAACTCGCAACCAAGCAGAAGGAGGTTAATCCTGATGGAGAAGGAAATCCGCCTGACCCCGGAAGCGGTCAGACAGATTGAGGAAATCTTGACTACGGGAAAGACCGTTGAGATCGCAGAACGACACGAGAAAGTGATCGTGTGGGCGGTCAGCAGCAAAAAGAAATATGAACAGCCTATCGCATAGGTGATAGGAACAGCCATTACGGGCTACTGATACCGAAAAGGTATTGGTAGCCCTTTTATTTTTCCTTCCAATGCCCTCGGAGTTTTCGGACAGTCCGTGAAAGCTCAGTCTTTTCGGAGATATGAGAAAGGCGAAGACAATAATTTGACCGCCGTAAGGCGTTGAATGGTCAGGGAAGACCTTAATCGCAAACGGGAGACAACCCGTAAAAACGGAAAATAGCGCTGAGTGAACAGCCTTGTTAAACGCAGGAGGTAATCATTATGGCAAAGATCGACACCAGCAAAATCACGGGCTATGCGGAAATGTCTGCGGAAGACAAGCTGAAAGCTCTGGAAGCGTTCGAGTATGAGGACAACGCCGCCGAGCTGGAAAAGCAGAAAGCCGCTGTTTCCAAGGCCAACTCCGAAGCCGCTGAGTGGAAGCGCAAGCACAACGCTCTGCTGGGTGAGGACGAGAAGAAGAAGCAGGAGCAGGAGGAAAAGTTCGCCAACATGGAGAAGGAGCTTTCCGAGCTGCGGGAAGCCAAGCGTGTTTCCGAGTTCAAGGCCAAGTTCATCGCTCAGGGCTATGACGAGGTTCTTGCCGAGGACACCGCAAAGGCAATGGCTGATGGTGACTCTGCCAAGGTGTTTGCCAACCAGCAGAAGTTCCTTGACGAGTATACAAAACAGGTCAAGGCTGACGCTCTGAAAAAGACCCCCAAGCCCACTCCCGGTGCCGGTGGCGGTACTGGCGAGATGGATTACGCCAAGAAAATCGAGGAAGCACGGACAAACGGTGATTTTGCCGCCGTTGCTTACTACACCCGCCTGCAAGCCGAAGCGGAAGCGCAGGCGAAAAAAGAGTAAAGGAGAGTTTTTACTATGGCAGATCAGTTTGCTATGAGTTTCGGGGTACTCAATTACTCCGGTATGCTCTTTAACAAGGGCAACACCCGCACCCCTCTGAGTTCCATCATCGGCGGTCGTGCCAAAATCACGAACCATGTTGAGTTCCCGACCGGTCAGGAGTTCACCTCTGGCGGCGGCGCTCAGCCTGCTATCAGCGAGAGTGCTTCTCTGACCGCCCCTGCCGCCACCGTTGTGACCCGTGCGCAGAAGACCAATGTGACTCAGATCTTTCAGGAGTCTGTGGGCATTTCCTACGGGAAGATGTCTAACATGGGTACTCTGAGCGGTATCAATGTGGCGGGTCAGCAGGCCAACCCCATGAATGAGCTGGACTTTCAGGTTGCCGCCAAGATGATGAAGGTCAATGCCGACATTGAGTACACCTTCGTTAACGGCGTTTACAGCAAGGCCACTGATGACACCAAGGTCAACAAGACCCGTGGTCTGGTTCCCGCAATCACTTCCAACACTACGGCGATGGCTTCCAAGCCCCTCGGTCTGTGGGATATTGCAGATATGGTGAAGAAGATTTACGGCGCAAACGCTCCCACCGATGGCCTGTGCCTGTGGTGTGACGCTGTGACCATGTTCCAGATCAACGCTGACGCTGTTCAGAACGGTCTGACCGTGGTTCCCGCTGCCCGTAACATCAACGGCATCTCCCTGTCCAGCGTGGTCACGCCCATCGGCGTTGTCTACCTGTATCTTGGCGAGTACCTGCCTGCCGGTACTGCCCTGCTGCTGAACCTGAGCGTTCTGGCTCCCGTTTATCAGCCTGTCCCCGGCAAGGGCAACTTCTTCCTTGAGCCGCTGGCAAAGGTCGGCGCTGGTGAGAAGTATCAGCTCTTTGGTCAGATCGGCCTTGACCACGGCCCTGAGTGGTTCCACGGTAAGTTTACCGGTATCTCTACCGAGTTTACCGCTCCCACTTACAGCCGCAGCGTCTTCATCGCCAATGACGCAAACAACCCTGTGAACACTAAGGCCGTTGCTGGCGGCTAAGAGTGGCGCAGGAGTAAAACAGAGAGTTTAGAAAGGAAAGGTGGAAAGCATGACGGACGCTGAGAAGTTGAAAATGGTGAAAGCCATGACCGGCGAGACAGACGAGGACACGCTTTCCACCTACCTTTCTATCGCCGGAAACAAGGTGTGCCGCAAGGCATACCCCTTTGACCCCACCGTAACCGCTGTTCCTGACCAGTACGCTCACATTCAGGTGGAGATCGCCGTGTATCTGCTGAATAAGCGGGGAGCCGAAGGGCAGACCGCTCACAGCGAGAACGGTATCTCCCGCTCCTATGAGGACGGCGATGTGCCGCCTACGCTGCTGAGAGACATTGTTCCCTTTGCCGCTGTGATGGGAGGTTGAGTGCATGAGGACGCTGAACCGCAACAAATCGCCCTTCTGGTATCTGCTGTATGACAGCAAGGCTCCCGCCAAGGACGAGTACGGCAACGAAACCGGTGAGGAACTGGTGGTTTACAAGCCTGCCGTGGCGATGAACGCCAATATCTCGGCGGCGACCGGCTCCGCTCAGGTGGAGCAGTTCGGTAATTTCGCAGGATACGACAAGGTGATCGTCACTGATGACCTGAGCTGCCCCATTGACGAGAATACCGTGCTGTTCATCGACAAAGAACCGCAGTATGACAAGGACGGGAAGCCGCTCTACGATTACATGGTCAAGCGGGTCGCCAAGTCCCTCAACTCCATTTCCTATGCGGTCAGTAAGGTGACGGTATCGTGAGTCAGACGATCAATGCTCCGCTCTCCGGGAGAGGGATTGAGCGGCTGATACGGGAAACCGAGAACTGGAAGAACCGGCTTCAAGAGCGGACTGCGGTCTTTCTCGACCGGGTAGCGCAAGAGGGCATGGAAAGAGCTTCTGTCAAGTTCTCGCAAGCCGTTTATGACGGCACGAATGATGTTTCCGTGACGGTGGAACCCCGTGGGAACAATGTTCGAGCGGTGGTGGCGACAGGCGGAGCTACCCTGTTCATTGAGTTCGGCACAGGCGTGACCTACCCGGACGATCACCCGGAAGCCGGAGAACTCGGTATGAAGCGTGGCGAATACGGTCAGGGTCACGGCAAGCAGCACTCTTGGGGTTATTACGGCGACCCCGGCACGAACGGAGTGCTGAAAGAAAAGAAGAACGGCGGGTTCGTGGTCATTACCCACGGCAATCCCGCCAATATGCCGATGTATGAAACGGTGAAGGAGCTGCAAGACCGGCTCACGGAGATTGCGAAGGAGGTGTTTTCATGATTGATGTGGAGAGTCAAATCTACACGCCGATTGCGGAAGCCCTGAGAGCGCAGTTTCCCGGTATCTTGGTCAGCGGCGAGTATGTCAATGCCCCTACCCGTTTCCCCTATGTGAGCTTGGTGGAGCAGGATAACTACACCACGGAAGCTCACATGGACAGCGGCGATACGGAGAGGTTCGCCACGCTGATGTACGAGGTGAATGTCTACTCCGATAAGGCAGGCGGTAAGAAATCCGTTTGCCGAAAAATCATGAGGTTTGTGGACAATCTCATGTACGCCAAGAATTTCCGGCGTACTTCTCTGTCCCCGGTTCCCAATTTGGAGAACGCAACCATCTACCGTCTGGTCGCCCGATACAAGGCTGAAACGGACGGAACCACTCTTTATAGGAGGTAAATGAAATGGCTATTTCCACCTACAAGGTTTTTCTGATGAAGAAGGCCGACACTGGTGAACAGTGGAGCAAGCTGATCGACATTAAGGAGTTTCCTGACCTCGGCGGCGAACCCGAAATGCTGGAAACCACCACCCTGAGCGACAATATGCAGACCTATATCGCCGGTATCCAGTCCCTCGATGGTCTGTCCTTCACCGCCAACTACACGCTGGCTGATTTTCAGACCCTCAAGGCTTTGGAAGGC